CGTTACCCTTGAGATAACCGTTAAACTCGTTATCAGGCATGGACGCTTTGATAGCTTCAATGGCTTCTATTGCACCCTTGTTGTAGTGGTCGGGTTGTTCAACAGGGTCTGGTGTTTTCCTAATCGATAGTTTATTCAGTGCTGTTAAGGTATCCCAATCACCTGGTGTTGCGTCGTCAATGCTCATAAACTTCTTCCTCTTTAAACTCCTCATCAAAAGCGTCAAATCTGTTTATTAACTTGTCTTCAAACCTATCAATAAGTTCTTCTGAAGTAATCTCTAATGCCTCCAGTAAGTCGTCAGGATCGTAGAACTTCAAAAGCTTTTCTTTAATTTCCTCCAGAGTTAGCGACATAGTCAGTAAGCTCCTGTAGTGTGTTGAGGCTGTACCAAAGTATTCCTTCTTTGTCACACCACTCAGACATAGTCATCTTAGCACCTTTACGTATCTTTTTGTTAGGCTGCATGAGAACAAAGATTAGCTCTTGTTCTTTTGGGAGGCTGTCTCTGATGCTGGTGTATTTTTTGGTGTCTCCATCTCTGAAATATCCTTTGCACTCAATAAGATATAAACCGCTAGCATCAACGAAGTCAGGACGGTAGCTCCTAGAGATAGTGTAAGGAATAGTGAAAGGCTCATAGTTAAACTCCTGTAGTATTTTACTGACGTCTTCTTCAAAAGTACTTCTAAATTTGGATCTCTTGGACCTTCGGTTCATTAAATACCTCTACTAAATAGCGTGGTCCTGAAGAGTAAGCAAAAGCTCTTACATCAGGCCAACAATTCTTCTTATAGGAACAGTAGGAACACCCTATGTCCAACTTCATATTACCACTCTTGCCGTCTGCTTTAGGCTGGTAACAGTGTTCAGGTGGTTCCGGTTGCAACACCATCTGCTTAACGTGGTCAACGTGTTCACCGATGTCATAACCAATCTTCTCATGTACAGGCGCTTGAGTGTCCTCTTCGTCATACATTAGGTACGTCAAGTGCCCATTCTGTTTGTCCATTGCTAACCATCCGAACTTAGTAGCGCCTTCTGCATTCGCATATCCCTTAATTTGCGCCACGTAGCCAAACGGGTCGTCATAAGCCATAGAGCCGTCTTTGAATTTCCTAAACCCAAATGTTGAAACAGACTTGACGTCCGTGACAACACCATCAATCTTGCAGTCCATAGAGCCAGTAATACCGTTAACTTCACACTTCTTCTGTTCATCTGTGACCTCATGTCCTGCTGCGCGTGTAAGAAAAAGTAACATCTCTTCGATCAAATGTCCGTAAAGAAACTTAACGTAAGTACTAGGCTGCATGTCGTCCAGCTTCTCTACGTCGTTGTAAACATTCCATAAGAAGCGGTCACTGCGTCCTATGTTGGACATGCGTAACTTACGAGAGGCATCTCGCTTTTGTGTGAACTCTTGACGCATAAGGCTCTTAACGCCCTCACCAAACTCCTCAATACAGTGTTCAATGTCAACACCTTCAGATACTTCCTTAGTCTCAACCAGTTTGTAGATGTCGCTTATCAATGTATGAATATTTTTCATATCTTTACCTTAGTGGGTTTCTGCCCATGTTGTTCCGACTTGGTACTCTCCGTCGAGTGGACATCGGAGTTTAAAGTGTACGCCTGACGCCTTGAGACATTCGATCGCAAGCCAACCGAATTTCTCTGCTTGTTCTTCAACCACTTCCGACTGTACTTCATCATGTACGTTACCTATAAACTTATAGTCTAGTTTCCACTGCTGTGCATAGTCGTCTAGGATAACCAAAGCCTTCTTCATAACTATAGCGCCAGCAGCCTGTAACAGCGTGTTTAATGCAGCATGTTCAGATCGAACTCTGAGATGTCTACCATCAAGTCCTCTGAGATAGCCTCGTTGAGACGCTCTAATAGTTCGTTCTCGTAAGCTTTCAAGAGCAGGTGTATTTGATAGAAATCGTTGTTTAAGCTCTGCGCCATCATGTGAGCTTCCTCCGACGATACTTCCAATTTTTGCGTCTCCTGCTCCGTAGAGGAAAGCATAAATGAAAGTCTTTGCTTGAGGTCTTGTTTCCAGCCCTGCAGCCATTTGGTTTCTTGTATGTATGTCTTCGGTGAGGAGGACATTGGTAAACTCCTTGTCGTTCATGTAGTGGGCTAACATGCGTAGTTCAAGGCCACTAGCGTCAAAACCTACGAGTTTTTTACCTTCTGGTACAGTCCAACAGGAGCGACACTCTTTACCATAAGGACTATGTCCAGCTGGTACTTGAGCCATATTAGGATTCTGGTGTGTCATCCTTCCAGTAACAGCACCGTTGCTAATGACTCTTCCGTGTACTCTACCGTCCTCCTTGACAGCTTCCAACCAGGAGAGTACCTGAGCATGTCTCTTCTGAAGCAACAGATATTCCAAAACTTTTGCCGCTTCTGGGACATGACTGTTTTGCTTAAGCGTCTTCTCATCGACAACAGGCTTTCCACTTGGCGTGACTTCTGTCCACACAGCGCCTTTTGTTTTAAGTCTCTCTGCAACTTGTTGCCGTGACCCAACGTTAAAAACCGTAACTTTATCTTTAAGGCGCTTCTTGGTTTTCTCAGAGAACCTTTCTTCGATAATGGGTGGAAACATCTCTTGTAATTCGGCTTGTATGTCATTCATACCTTCCTTGAACGTAGCGCATAGTTCGTTGGCTAACCGTTGGTCCAGAGTCCAGCCGTTAGTTTCCTGCTGTTGTACGATCCACTGAACCTTATGTTCCAAGTCAAGAGACTCAGGTAAAAATGCAGCCATGCTTTTGACTAACTTCTGGTGTACTGCTTCTGTGACTGCTACGTCCTGTATACAGTAGTCAATCATCTCTTGTGACAGACAAGAAAAGTCAGAATGGTCACCTTTGGGAAAGCCCAACTCATTCCCCCAATTTCTCAAAGAATGACCACCTGACTTGCTAGGGTCAAAAAGACGTGAAAGTACTAAAGTATCGACTATACGCTCAGAGGCCACAGAAACGCTCCAGAGACGTTTTAGCACTGGTAGGTCATAACCTATTAGGTTGTGTCCACAAACGCTTACAGAGCCTTCTAGAGCCTTACAGAGGCTATCTGGAGTAGTATGCACGGTACTAACACCATTTTCCCTGGTTACTACGCACCAGATGGTTGTTGGGTTAAAACCGTCAGCTTCAAGATCCAAATAAATCATACTGTAGTTCTTCAGGCTCCACGTAGTCGGTTTCTAAGTAGTCTTTTTCTTCCGTTGTCTTTTTTCTATGGCAGTTAGAGCATAGGACAACACAGTTTTCTAGTTCTTTATGTATTCTTTCCCATGAATAACAATGTCCCTTTGACATCTTAAAGTTTTTCTTTGTTCTGTCGACGTGGTCCAGTTCTAAAGCTTCAGGTAATTCATTAAAACCACATTCTTGGCATCCTTTGTCTGTTTTATATTTTCTTATAAAATTTCTTTTTTCTATGATGTCTGGTCTTTTACCAAAGCGCAACAAACTTTTTTGAACCATTAGAAGTCCTCGCCAACATTAGGATTTGCAACTTCCTGTAACCTCCCTGTTTGTTTCTCGTACTGCAGCCAACAAGCGGGTCCAGTTTCACCTGTATACCTGTTTTTGAGGACTCGTACAGTAGTAGTGTTTCTAATGTCTTCGTTTTCGTTCTGCTGGTCACGTTCCATACCAATGACAATGTCGGACAGTTGTGCAATAGCCTGTGAACCACGTAGTTCACCAAGGCTAATCTGCGCTCCGTCCTCGTGTGCCTTACCTTGTGACCTGCGTAAGTGTGACACGAGGAACAAGCAGATGCCCGTTTCTGCCACAAGCGTACGAAGACGCGTCATAATCTCGTCAATGGCTTTTCTCTCGTCTCCGGACTCTTGGGAAGAGACGACGATAGACAAGTGGTCCAATACGACGTACCTGCAGTCAAGTGCTTTTGCCATGTAGCGAACACGGGCGAGCAGGTTATCTGCTGAAGTCGACCCCCAATGGTCAAAAAGGTAGTAACGTCCTGTTCCCAATGTGGCTTCCCAAAAGGGCCGAAGCTCGTCCACTGGCGTGTCCTCTTCCAGGTGTAAGGGCCTATTTGCCGCCACCGACATGATACCAAGCGATGTTCGGGCCAAATCTTCCTCAAGCGCCAAGACTCCAATATTGCCTTCGCATCGGCGTAGAAGATCATATTCGATTTCTCTGATAAATTGGGACTTTCCCATACCACTGCCGCTTGTAATCGTGACCAACTCATAAGGCCGATGTCCTCTTGTTAACTCATTGAGGCCGTTCCAAGGATACGGTATGGACTTCACCTGGCGCTTTTGTACCAGTGTGTCCCATGTTTCAGTTCCTGCTACAATGCCGTCAGGACGGTAAACCTTCGCGTTCCACCATGCTTGCGTGAAGTCCTTAACCCTGTTCGCCATAAGCATGTCACTGGCATCTTTTAGGGGTAACTTACAGATCTTCAACTTGTTAGGACTAAAGAGGTCTTTGACTTGTTCCAAAGCAGCGTCACCAGCCTTGTCGTTATCAAAGCAAAGTACCACTTGGTCGTAACCTTCGAGCCACTCTAGCTGGTCTTTAATTTCCTTTGTAGCGCCTGACGCGCCTGTTCGTAAGGAAACCACGTCGTACTGCTTATTAAACATCTCGTACACTGCTAAGGCGTCAAGCTCACCTTCAGTGATGGTTATGAATTTGTTAGTAGTACACTGTTGTTGACCGAAGAACCCTGCGTTCTTTGGGTCTCCGTTACTGAAGAAGTTTTTAGTTTTTACTTCCCTAACTTTAGCTGCACACACTTCACCAGTGTTGACGTCATAAAGAGGGTAGTAATGTTTCTCAATTTCACCGGTAGAACCGTACTCAACGGTTACACCAAAGCGCATACAGGTTTCTTTAGAGATTCTTCTATTGGGTATTGCTGCCACTGTACCAAACATCTGTAGTGGCTTTGCTTTTGCTATAGGGATAACTTCAGGCATGTCACCGTCACCGTGTGTATGGTAATCACAAACGGCACTAAAGCAATGCGTAGAACCGTCGTCGTAAATAGCAAGGGCATCCGAAGAATTGCACTTCGGACACCCTTCATGTTTTAGGAAGTTAGCCATGTTTAGAAGTCAGCAATTTCACCAAGTTCCATCTCTGCTTCTTCTAAAACTTTCACTGCTTCTAAGTAAGTTGCCACACCATGAACAGGATGTGGTTGGCCTAGTTTGTACTTCAGGCGCACCTTAGAGTTGTAAGGGATCTCACCTGCATACGGATTACCTTCAGCGTCAAAAGTCTTTACGTCATAACGACTTTTGAACTTACGTTGCTTTGCGCCTTGGTAGTCCTTAATCTTCACACCGTGTGCTGCTAACTCACTGGCGTCACTTTCGTCCATCGTAATGGTCATAGAGAATTGACCAGTGTCTTGCCCGTTGAACACGTCATGCTGTGTAATGTTGCTAAAGTTACAAATACCTTCAATCACTGCCATTGGAATAGTCTCCGTTTACTTGGGTTGCAACTAGATTATGTCTAGTCATACTAATATTATACCACACTACTATTTTTACAGTCAAATCATATTTACATATTCGTCATTGATAATTGTCTGCACATGTACGTAACCTTCAGGCCAATACGTGTAGGACTCTTTGAGTGCTTTTGCTGTTCGATGTACCGCAGCTTCAAAATGTTCAAACATGCCTAACTCCTCTTTGTAGTAC